TAATTTTTATATTTTATATTTTTTATAATTTTTATAATTTTTATAATTTTTATAATTTTTATAATTTTTATAATTTTTATAATTTTTATAATTTTTATAATTTTTATATTTTATATTTTTTTAAACAAAATAATATAAACATTGATCGTCCATTTGTATTAAATGAAAAATATTAATTATATTAAAGCTGATAACAACAAAATAATTAACTCAATAGCAATTTTATGGATTTAAAAAATGAATGATTATTTAGAAGTGTCTATCAAAAAAGACAAATGTGATGTGGAAAAATACACATAAAATTTGAAAACTTTATACACAAGATAGTTATAATAAATTAAATGCGTTGTTTAATTTAATAAATAAAATTATTTTATTCACTTGTTTTAACATAAGAAAAATATATCACAAAAAACATAATAAGAATAAAGATAACAATTGCGTTGTATAAATACATTTGATTTATTATTCTTAATATAAATATCACTCCTATTAAAGCAATTAATGCCCATAAATTATAACTATATCTTTCCATAGTAATTCTTAAATTGCTATCATTGTATATTCCTTTTATATTATTATAATTATCCATTTATAATAATAACTTATTTTATTTATTTATTCATTGTATTCATTTATTATAAAATTTTATAATAAAAATATAAAATGCCCATATGACTCCAATTATTAAAAAAACTGATATCATGTTATCACCTTCTGATACTTTTTTTATTGTTATAAATAAAATTATTAATACTAAAATAACAAAAATATTGTAAGTCCAATGTTGTTGCTTAACATATATGGATGAATTGCCATATTGTGATTCAATATTTTCATAATCATCCAATTGTTCTTCTATTTCTTTTTTATGTTTCAATAAAACAACATGATAATCTTCAAATTGTTTGCTAACTTCAAATGATTCTATTTTGAATTTTAAATTTTTTTTGTTAATTTTATCAATTATTTGTTCATTTAATGTTAATAGTTTTGAATTTAAAGATTTCAATAATGTCATTTTATATTTTATTTTTTTTACTAAAGCATAATCACTCGCATCAATTGGATCATCCATCAATCCAGGAGTTATTTCTGATTCTCCATATCTTGTCCAACATAACCTCGTTGGATTATACGTAGCACCAGTACAATTCCCATCAGATTCACATAATGCGATACATTCACTTTCTGTTTCTACTTTTTTACTAAGTAATTCACCAGTTCCCCACCATGTTTTTCCTTTAATAGATATATAATCCATCATATTTGGATAAATCGCATTTGTTTTTTCAATTAATTTAATATTTTGAATTCCCGATGATTTATTTTTAGTTTTAGTAATTCCTGAAAATGTTAATTTATATTCTTTTGTATCTGGTGATGTAAATGTAGCATCATATTCACTCCATACAATTGTTGGGGTTATTTTAAGTATATTCAATATCATTGTGTTATTAGAATCTCGTAATTCTATTTTAATGGGATTTACACCATCACAACAATTTCTTCCAGAACAAAATAATTTTAAATTATATTTTATATTTTTTTTTAAATTTACAGTTTGTGAAATTGATGAAGTAAGTTCCAATGAAACTGCTTGATTTCCATTTGGATAAGGCATTTCATAACCCCATGCTCTTGAATTATTCATCAATGCTCCTCCATTAAAATTCCAATTAGGAACTTCTGAATCTCCATAAATATATTTGAATGAATTATTAGTTATTGATGGATTACTAAAATTGCCATTTTTAATTATATTATTTTCAGGAACCGCTTTTTTACTTCCATAACATTTGATAATGTCATCTTTATTTTTTGATATGGATGTATTATATGATTTTGTTACTAATTGATCTAATGTTTCATTAGCATTTACTTGTGGTGCGTCAGTCAAACATCCTTGTTCATGCCAAATTTTATCATAACACAATTGAGAAACATTTTTATCAAATTTTTTAAATTTTGAACATTTATTTTTAGTTTCATTTTCAGATAATTCATTTATATATGTTTTCATAGCCTCTTGATACTGATTTAATACTATGGCATATTCTTTTCTCAATGTTTCAATTTCTAGCATATAATTTTTATCGGATTTATTATTTTCCGCATCATCATTTTTTATATTAGTTTTCATATTATACTATAAATATAAAATATTTTCATAAAAATATAAAATATAAAATATAAAATATAAAATATAAAATATGAAATATGAAATGTAAAATTCATATTTTATATTTTATATGTAACAATAAAGTACGTTATTCCGGCTTATGCAACACTGTGTAAACTTTGCGTATAAGGATTATCTTTAAAGGCATTTAATAAATTTCCATCAATTCTATCACAATTTTTATTGTTATCAATAAATTGTAAATTTGTGTTTAATCTTCCATGTGTTTGTACACTGGGTCCTGAAGGAATTCCATTTGATGAAGGAACCCATAATCTATTATTATTTCTATCTTGATCAGACCTATTCGAACTTACATTTATATTTGAATTAAATGTTTTTGCATTTCCTTGATTAATTCTTGATGATACTAATGTTTCTTTAATTGAATTATTTGTTTGCACGGCATCATATGTCATAGCTCCATATTTACTTCCGGCAGGATTATATTGACAAAATTCAGTAGTTGTATCACGTTGATTATGAATTGATTGTTGTTTATTTACTAAATATCCAGCATTATCTGTTTGATTTCCAACATTTCCATTGGTTGAATGTAAGGTAGTTTCTTTTATAGTAACCCCGGGCATATCTTGCGAATCAAGAACATAATTCTTTGAAACTTCTCCTCCATAATTTCCATATATTCGGATGTTATCACAATATTCATCTTTTTTAGAAGGTTTCAACATATCAACCAATGGTGCTATAACAGCCCCTATTGCTGATGAAAATCCACTTCCAAATGAAGATGGTTGTTCATTGATACTTCGATTATTTTCATAATTTATATGAGATTTAACATGTTCATTGTACTCGTGTAATGGGGCTTGTTTAGAACCACAAGAAGGCCCAGCTTGAAATCCTTCCAATTGTGTGCGTTTTGATGATTCATATTTTTTTGGCACATAACTTGCCGTTTTTAAATTTGAACTTGGAGTTCCTTGCTGAAATTGAGTTAAATCATTTCTATTGGAGGTTTTAAATATTTCTTTAGCTACAGGTCTATTTCCTTTTTCAGAACCAGTTGTTGTAAACCATCTATCTTGGGTATTTATATAAAATCTATCGGGACGATTTTTTTCAACCTTTCCTTCAATTCCCACATTTTTTATTAAAGAATTCGCAGGACCTTGATGATCAAGCAAAGAATATTCCTCCTTAGGATTTGTAGCAATTCGCAATTCATCCACTGTTTTTGGAAGCCACGAATCACGGGATTCCATTCCTGAATTAAAACCACCAGTTCCTTTATCTGTATAACCTTGATTTAATCCGGGACCAACATTTATACTTTCAAATGGTTTCACCATATTATTGCGTAAAGCAGGATTAACACGAGATTGATAAAAATCACTCATATTTGGTGCACCATTTGTCCATTGAACATTATCTTGTGGTTTAAATAAAGGAGCTTGTTCAATTTTCTTCTTTACCTGAGAACCCGTTCCAGAATAATTATCTAAGATCGTTTGTGCATTATTATTATTATAAACTTGGCCTTTGGGTTTACTTCCATTAAATGGTACCATATTATTATGAATAAAATCAGTCTTAGATACATAATCACCACTTAAAGAATAAATGTCTTGAATGTTATTTCCAACGGGGGCATTCATTTGCTGAGCAACTTGATAAACATTTTGATTGAAATATTTATTTGTTGCCATATTTGTTCCTTGATATTCTTGAACATTATCAAGCAATTGCGAATTATTCATTGTTGGATAATTATCAGGCGGTATATTAGTATTTGGTAAATATTGTGCTGGTTTTTGTTTTCCCATGTTGGAAAATTTTTCTTTTCTTACTTTATTATTTTCTACATTAGTATTTCCTTGATTAGAAATTACATACATTCCACCTAATGCCAATAAAGGTATCGCGATTTCCATTATATAATATATATTTTAAAAAATATATTATATTTTTAGTTTTTATTTATTTTTATTTTTATTTTTATTTTTAATTTTTTAATTTTTTAATTTTTTAATTTTTTATTTTTAATTTTTTCAATTTTGGACATTTTTTAGCAAAATACTTACACTTACCACCGTCATCATAACATATTATATTTATAATATTAAATATTATGATAAATGATATCAAAATATTTAGTAAAAAGTGTAAGTATTTATGTAAGTATTTATGTAAGTATTTTGCTAAATATGATAACATAATTATTTTAAATTCTAATAATTTATTATGAAAAATGATAATAGATTATTTTTATTAATTGTGTAAGTATTTTGCTAAAAAATGTCCAAAATTGAAAAAAATTCAGAACCTGGTTAAATTTTTATAATTTTTATAATTTTTATATTTTTTATAATTTTTATAATTTTTTATAATTTAAATTATTAAATGTGTAAAAGTACATTTTTTATAAATTATCTTCTGCGTGTTCTTTTATTTTTTTGTCTTCTTTTTCCTCCTGTAGTAGTTGATGAATCAAATAAAGAACCAATCCAATTAGAAGCATCTCCAATTTTTTCATTAGTTTTATTTAATATTTCATCTAAGTTATCATACATATTGTTTTTAGAAGGTACGGATGTTTGAGGAAGCATTGTAGTTTGAGAAGGCATGATAGTTTGGTCGCCACCTCTTTGTTTTCTATATCTTCTTGTTTTTCTGTTTTTTCTACTTTTATGTCTTCTAGTTCTTCTATGGATCATATTATATTATATAATAGTAATAAAATTATAAAATATTGATAAAATATTGATAAAATATTGATAAAATATTAATAAAATATTGATAAAATATTGATAAAATATTGATTCACTTATAAAATATTGATTCACTTATAAAATATTGATTCACTTATAAAATATTGATTCACTTATAAAATATTGATTCACT